GGTGTGTAGTTTGTGCCATTTTATTTCTCCTTATTGTAGTAGACTTACCTATAGTATAGCATTTCTTTATTTGAGCGGATGATCAGAATCGAACTGACCCCTTCTGCTTGGAAGGCAGAGGCACTACCAATATGCAACATCCGCATTGCGCCGTCGGCAGGAATCGAACCTGCGACCAAGACCTTAGAAGAGTCCTGCTCTATCCCCTGAGCTACGAAGGCATTAAATTAATCGTTTGGAATATCCTCTTCGTACATATCAATCTCTACTAAACCTAACTCTTTTGCCATTTTGTGGCCTTCTTCAGACATTTCTATTGTTGCTTCAAGATTATCATTATAAGTTACTTTTATTAATCCCGCTTCATATAACTGAACTAAGGACCTATCCACATGTTCTTTATGAGCATGCCATAACTCTGGAGCAATATCTTTTGCCTTTTCTGTAATCTGAAAAATAAATTCTCCATGCTCATCCATGCCCGTTAGCTCAACTGCACCCATTTCTAGATACATTGATAGCTTTTCATTATCATCCATGCGGCGCTCTCCTTGTGCAACAAGTAGGACTTGAACCTACGATTACCGAATTATGAGTTCGGGGCTTTAACCAACTAAGCTATTGTTGCTTAGTGATCTATTGTATCGTGCCATCTTCATTCTTGTCAATAGTTTCTTCTACTATTTGCTGAACATATTCAGAAAAATGTTTTCTAATATTGCCCATAGGTCTATATCCAGCAGATTTCCATATCCTTTTATATTCAATTACATTAGTAAATGTAGTTGGACATAATGTTATTCCATTATATTCTTTTAGTACTGTTGGAAGTGGAACATGCTTGCCACAACATTTACATTCTTTAGCTTTTTCTTGATAGGTACTCATATTATTGTCATCCTGTCCATTGCATCTCTTAAGTTTTCTGGCATTCTTGGTGCCCTTATCATATTATATGAGCTGGTTTCTCCGTCATTTTTTGTTCCAAAGTCGTTGTCATAACTCATGGACTCATAGGTATGTATATTTATTTCTTCATTTGTATCAAATTTACTTCTGCTAATAGCATTGTAAATAGCTCCACAAACTGCGTCCGCCAAGTCTTTTGAACCTTTTCTTGGGTGGTCAACCCTATCTCTCATTATCTTAAGCTGAAGTAATTCATCTATAAGTAACTGTATGTGTGGCCCAGATAATCTTTCTTCCGCTACAATCATAGCCATATCGTCATAGTGTTTTTTGGCAACAGATAGAATCTCTGTATTAATGCCGTATTGTTTTAGTTGTTGCATCATATCGTGAGAGTTCCATCTGTCAAAGGTGCATACACGAATTTTAAATCCTCGTGTTTTTAATGAAAGAATATAGTCTTTTACTTCGGTAAAGTCTACTGATTTATCTTTTGTTGGTGTCCAAAATCTTACTGCGTCTATTTCAACAATAGGAGCTGGCTGAGAGTATGTATCAGTTACTTTAATATTAACCCATTTGTTTACGTGACCCATTGCAACCGCACAGTGGTCATGTTTTTGAGCTAAGTCTACGTGCAAAAAATATTCTTTATCTGGATCTGGAATAAACCAGTCTTCAAGTCTACCAAAATTATCTACTGCAAGGTGTCCTTTATTAAAAGCCTTCTCAACCTTTTCTCTTGATTTAAAGAATGCATCAACAGCATCAGGTGGCATACATGCAAATCTAGATAGTGCATCTAGTGGATTTGTAAAGAATGCTACCTTAAAATCATCAATTTTTCTAACTGGATTAACTTCCCATGTCGGTCTTTTAAGAGCATACACCCTAGGTATTTTATATGAAATGATATGATCTTCTTCCCATTCCACGATAAATTCATTTCCTTGAGTATCATCAGGTAAATCTTCATCCATCTTAAATTTATAATCACGAATAATAGTTTCTTTTTCTGCCACCACCGCATTGTATCTCTGCTGAATATAATCATTTTTGTATCTAGGAAATGACAATAGAATTACTTTGCCAAAGTCTGGGAAACGAGAGTCTACGGATGCACGGTACATATCATATATTGCTGCACCTGTCTTTGCTTGCTCGTGCCCTGTTGTATTATCAATTGCAAATCCTGAAATCTCATCAAGGATAACTACGATAACGTTATAACCTTCCCAAGCTTCACGCTCTGAGTGACCTGAATGTACTGTAATTGCTTTATCAAATTTAACTTCTGATGCTTTATCATTATACTTTCCAGCAAACCAAGGAGATTTATCAATGCGTGTTTTAAATCCTTTAAAGAACACATTGCTTGCCTGTTGAGAGTTGATTGCAATATTAATAATATCAATGCTATCGCCTGGAGGCTTGCCGTAATATGTTGCTGGATCTTTAAGGCACAATAGTAAATATACTATATACGATACTGCAATAGTTGAGCAGTAGTCTTTGCCAGAACCTTTTCCTAATTGAGCAACTACCTCGTTAGCAGTTTGCTTAAATCTTACTCTTCCTTCTTCTTCTCCAAAAAGTTTGATAAGCGTTGACTCTTTATAAATCTGGGAACTTTTTTCGATAAGCGTGTACTGGTAGTCTGAAAGTTCTGGAAGCCCAAGGTATTCTGGACTTCTAACAAACGTTTTAAGATCGACTGGTTTTTCATCGAACTCCTCTCCATCAAGCATGTCGATAAGATCATTAAAATCAAACGACATCGGATTCCTCTACTGAGACTGATTCAATTACTCCAGTTATTTGAGATAATCTCTTAGCAACATCCATTTTGCACTTAGGGCATGTAGATGTAACTTCTTTTAAAATTCTAACTAGGATTTCTTGCTTACGCTCTGTTTCTGCAATTTGTGCAGCAATTTCATTATTTTCTAATACACCAATAGATTGAAGCATAGCAATTCTTTTAGTTTCAATATCAGCAATAAGTTTTAATGCGCCAGACTTGATTCCTAGCTGTCCTGATGTATCTGCATCTTCTACTGTTTTCCATGCCTCTTTGATAAGCATAGCATAGTGCTGATCAGCCCCTGAGATGGCCTCTCTGGCACGATCTCTGATATTGCTATCATTGTGTACTACATCTTTCCAGTCGTCAATTAGCTCTAAGACTTCTTTGCGCTGAATACCTGTAATTGTGGCGATTTGAGTAGCGGTGCTTCCTTTGAGAAGTTCTTCAACTACCCTATTCATTCTATCGAAATGCTGTGATAATTCTATTTCGCTCATTAGTCTATTATACTTTCAGTCGACTAAAATGTCAATTAGATTTAGCCTTTGCAATTCTATATAATACTAAATATCCAATTAAATCATCAATATCATTATCTCCAGCGTATCCTTGATTATTCTTAACTCTATTTAACTTATCATCAATTCGAACCTTTAATTGTTCTGTTGAGTCCGCCGTTGAAAATATTCTTGCAGGCTCTAAAGCAGAGTTTCCATATGAGATATTCTTTTCAATTAGCATGTGTGCAATTTCATGACATACTGACCAAATCTTATTACCAGCTGGTGCACCGACTGATCTTAAATATAAATCATTACATTGAAACTGTGTGACATCTTTATATACTGGTTTTAATGCCATATTATAAACTCAACCATTCTGGATGCTTAAGGGTCCATTCTACAGTTTTATAAATTGAATCTTCTAATGATACTGGGGCTTTCCACCCTCTACTTGCTAATCTATTTCCATCTAAAGCATAACGCAAATCATGTCCAGGTCTAGATGAATGAAAATCTTCAAGATTATATTTTAATGGCTTTCCTACTGCAGATGCAATTATCTCTGCCATTTGAAGATTATTTAATTCACGCTCTCCAACAATATTAAATCTTTCTGGAACATCAGATTCTCCATAAACTGGAAACTTTTGAGTAAGAGCAAACAACAAAGCATCTGCTTGGTTTCTAGCATGCAAATAAAAACGGCTTCCAATTTCTCCTTCTGGAGAAGCATGGATTGACATTATTTCTTCATTTAAAACTTTTTTAATTACCATAGGCATAAACTTTTCTGGATCTTGTGTTTCTCCAATAATGTTCATTGTATTTGTAATTGCAATTGGCATTCCATATGTTCGCCAGTAAGCAAAACAGATATCTTCTTGTGCGGCTTTAGAAGCTGAATATGGATTGCTTGGAAGGTGTAGATCAATCCATTCACGATGTGCATGTCCAGGGTGTGCTGGACCATATACTTCATCAGTTGAAACGTGAATGATTTTTTCTGGCTGTGCAATTCTAGCCCAATCAAGCAAGTTACATATTAAAGAAACATTGCTAATAATAAAAGGCCCAGGAGACTCAATACTTCTATCAACATGGCTTTCACTTGCAACGCTAATTAAATAATCAATCTTACCAAATTTATTGGCAGAAACTGGTGATATAGGTGCAGTTAAATCGCAACGAATTACTGT